GGGTGATGGGTACGAAATCGGCGCGATAACCACTCCATGCGTGTCTACGGCAAGAACAGTTGCCGGGGCGGTTTGCACGGCAACAACGTGGGTTGCCGGCGTCACCGTTTCGGCAACCTGAACAGTGTTGATTGGCGCACGGGCAGCCAGTTTCGTGGCTTGGTCGGTTTGAATAGTCATATCAATCTCCTATAAGAGGTAGTGGGACCCCAGGGAACGGAGGCAACCTAGGGTCCCACCTTGGTAGCGTTCAGAGGACCGTTGGGGTGAAACCCCTGACACGGTTAGACCTGACGCCCCAGAACCGGCTAGTTTACGGCAAGTCCTCTAAGTATTCGTTAAGAAGTCCTTTCACCGCAAGGCGTGTCAAGTTGCACACATACATCGGGTAATGCTCGGCATCTTGCCCGTGTAGCTCGACAGTCCCCACAAACATGGCCTCAGGCTTTATCCGGCCCTCCTGAATGGCGGTATAGAGCCAACGAAGCATATCCAAAGGGTTGTCATCACCCCCGCCGGATGACTCGGACCGGGCGGGGGTGAGTCCCTCAGGGCGTCTGTTAAACGGTAGAATTTTGGCCTCTCGCCGGCCAAAGTCCGGCGGCAAGCGTAGGCGGTCGCCGCGGTCGCGGGGGTCAATAGGTTCATTAGGGCCTTTTAGCATGTATCTTCCAATTGGTCGGGGCGGTAGGATTTGAACCTACGGCCTCCTGGTCCCAGGCCAGGCGCGCTACCAGACTGCGCTACACCCTGTTAAACGCGTCCTATATGCAGCGGGATCAGGTCCGGCACGAACAGCATGACAATCCCGACTACCAGGACAACGACGATCCCCACTAGGATGACCTTTCGCCAGGGCTCTGCGATGCCGAAAAAGTAGTCACATAGCGCGGCGATGATGGCCAAAACGATTGCGGTAACAATCATGGAACTCTCCTATTTGTGGGGAAGGGGACGAGAATTGTCCCCCGGCCACCCTTCCTCCCCTGTGACCTTGCGGGCTCGCTCGCAGGGTGTCTATACCTGAACCTTTTCACCTTGTCAAGTGGCAAGGTACCAAGGTGGGATTAAAATGGGATTAACATACCGGTCAGGTTTGGGGGATTGCGGCGTAGGGATCGACCGTATAGAGCCGGATTTTGGCCACGGCATGGTCGAGCCAGTCATCCATGTCCTTGTTGGTTATCCGGCTGACGAAGTAGAAGTAGTGCCGGCGGGGTTCTTTGCCGGTGGCGATCATGGCCTTGAACACCCGTTCGGTACCCTTCGGGGTATCGACGGTCTCGATCCGCGGGGGGCCGCACTGGAACTTGCCGCCCAGTTTGAACTGGAGGACCGAGCCAATTTCCCACGCGGTAAGGGTGTCGTTTTTGGTCATATTTTTTCCTCGGACCTTTTTACCTTATAAAAGTACTTCTGTCAAGTTAATAAAGGGTTACTGGGGTCCTAGACCCAATCTATATGCCGAAAGCCCTCTTGCTGGGCGTCGGGCACGAGTACTGTCCATGCTGGGGCGGGGTAAGGTTAAGGCTTAACCATACTCTCGCCGCGCATAAAAAAACCCCGTGACTACTGTCACGGGGCAAAGGTGATAAGGTCTAATGATAGCAGGCTATTAGCCTAGAGAGATGCTACCTTTCGCCGCAGTCTTGCCGGGTGCCTTGGCAGTAGCAACGCCTACGCCGTACATATAACTGAACTTGCGAACGGTATCAACGGGGAACTTGCCGTCCGCGCCGATCTTAAGCTTGGCCTTGGTCGCAGCGTCCAAAGCCGGGGCAATGGTGATTAACACCTTGTCACAAGCCGCTTCATAGCGCGCCTTGATTTCTTTAATCATGGCGAACCCTTCACGTAGTTCGTCGTCTAAGGCTTTGAGTTCCTTGGGGAACGTCTTAACGTCCAACGTAACCCAGTCTAATATTTCACGAATTTTTGCCATTTTATAGCTCCGAATTTTGGGCCGGCGGAATGCCGCCCCGATGCTTACGCCGCGCCGAACACCGCGACCGCTATTGTGCCAATTTGGAACAACTCATGCGACCTAATAAAGGAGCAAAATCTTAAATAGTATAAATTTCGTATAAATAGTAAAGCCACTTATTTATTAATAGCCCTTTATATTCAAACCTTTAACCCCTTTCAAAGTCAAAAGGTACGGCAAAAACAGATGACTAAAGGGGGGAGAGTGTAACCTTGGCACCTTGCCATTCTGCGGCAAAAACAGAAAGCAAAAAGTCGCGTATTTTAATTATTCTAAATAGTTTAAATAATAAAGGTAATAAGGTACAACTCAATTTGGGTTGAGCAACCTTTAGCACAACTTAGGGTTCAATAATTGGGAAATTCAGGTATTCCCCTCTAGTCATCTATTTTTTTCATACCTTTTGATCTTGTGAGGGGTTAAAGGTCTGATTTGATTGATCTATTAATAAATAAGTGGCTTTACTATTTATGCTAAATTTACACTATTTAACGCGCCGAAGGCTTTGATCGAGGCGAACTAATGCCCGATAACGGCGGCGATCCGCTTTCGCCCGTTTTGCAGTCTGGGCAATATTCTTCTTCCGGGCAGCTTCGCGGGCAGCTTGAACACGCTCGCGGATCGCCGGCGGTAAGGTGGCATCGCTAGGATAAATGCGAACTAGGGTCATTGTGTTACCTTTCAAGGTTAACGCGGCGGCACGGCGTTCGCTTACGCCCCGCCGAACACGCGAGCCGCCCTTTGTGCCGTCTATAGCCGCCGAACGCGCGTTAACCCGAAATTCGGTGTGGCGCTAGTGAAGCCGCACGGCGCGACCCGTATCCCAACGAGGATGGTTAACATGCGTTCAATCAGACAAGCAACGGAGAGCGATTATGTCACAGGCTACGACAATCTTGATCTGGCTACTCGTTGTATGCTGGCTCGCAGGAGTAATATGCAGCCTGGCTGTAGTGTGGATGATCTTAAGGCCAGACAAGCCGCGTTTGATGCAGCCAGACCGGCAGCCAGAGGCCGAATTACCTGGGATGACACACCAGAACGGAATGGACAAGAAGCTGCGGCAAGCCTTTTGGGAAGAGTTGCCCACCGCACGGGGCCGCTAAAAACCCGCTGCCAGCCTGCACCACATGACAAGACCCTTATGGAACTTCAGGGTCATGTGATCGACACTAGGAAAGCCAATGAAACAGCTACAAGCACTTGTGTTTGATGTGTGGCTTCCTAGCCACAGCAAACGTCGCGCTGCCTATCTGGCGCTATTACGCAAGATAATACAATCATGAAAGCCCTATGGAACAAATATCGCCAAAAGCGGTTCGAGCGGCTACATGCCGCCCACGAAGCCGAATTGGGCGTACGTTGGTCGTTCCGCTTCAGAGAGGGATGGGGACCATTTGGCGACCATCTCTACTTTGGGTCATTTGGCCGGCGAGGCGAACGCTATTGGAACGATGCTGGCCTAACGCCAGCCCCCAAAGGTAACGGTGCTATAGCATTGCGCGAGTTTTGTGAGCTATGTGACCGATTTGGGCTTGCTGCCCAACTCTTCACCAACTTCAGGGAACTTGATCCCTATTATAAGCGATTTGGGTTCCTGCCATTTGGTATGGGTAATTGGCGCAAATTGCGCCCACATCAAGAAGTCAAGTATCATCGCTTTGCACAGGAGCTAGCAAAATGAAGCGCCCGATTAAGAAAAAGATCAGTAAGCGTAAAGCTTGGCTTGGCTGGCACTTTGCCAACGAAACGGAAACGCTTCGTTTCGGTGACGGTCGTAAGATTGAAGTAGGCACAACGCACAAGGTCGATTGCACCCCAATTCTCTGCAAGCTGGGACTTCATGCCTCAAAGATCGTGCGCGAGGCGCTTAATTATGCGCCAGGAAACATTCTGTTCCGAGTGCAACTCGGTGGAAAAATCATTCATGGCGACGATAAATCTGTCGCCACATCACGAAAGTATTTGGCCCGCGTAGACGCCGAACTTATTCTCCGCGAGTTTGCGAGAAAGTGCGCGCTACAGGTTATTCATCTGTGGAAATGCCCGCAAGTTGTTCAAGACTATCTTGAGAGCGGAGACGAAAGTTTAAGGAGTGCCGCCCGGAGTGCCGCCCGGAGTGCCATCCGGAGGGTCGCCTGGAGTGCCACCCGGAGGGTCGCCTGGAGTGCCGCCGAGAGTGCCGCCTATAGTGCCGCCTATAGTGCCGCCCGGAGTGCCGCCTGGAAGGTCGCCTGGAGTGCCGCCTGGAAGGTCGCCTGGAGTGCCGCCTGGAGTGCCGCCGAGAGTGCCGCCTATAGTGCCGCCTATAGTGCCGCCCGGAGTGCCACCCGGAGGGTCGCCTGGAGTGCCGCCTGGAGTGCCGCCCGGAGGGTCGCCTGGAGTGCCCAATCAAAGATGCTCGATAAAATGGTGTTAGACGCAATCAAGAAGCAAGGAGGGCGGTGAAGCCATGAAAACAATCTACGGCAAAGACCGGAACAAGCGTGTCATAGTGGGACCACACGGCGCATATATAGCCCAACGCCATCAAGGTGGTGTTGGCCAGAAGCGTCGTACCTTTGATGGTGTAGTGCATCCCCACTATGACCCTTGGACTATGATCAAAAGGCCCACATTTAACCTGAACTTGGCCAAATTACAGGCAGGGATCGAGTCATGACCGCTGAAATCATCATGCTCAAGGACTATTGCAAGGCAAAGCCCGCGCCAGTTGCGGCCAAGCCGCTTATCCTGCCGCACGGGTTCACGCTGGATGGCAGCACATTGGCCCATGTGAACGACGAACCGTTTCACTTCACAAGCCCTGTGAGGCCAGATCAGCCAATCACCGAGTTCACTGACGAAGAGTTGTGTGAGCTATCGGACTACATCTTCGGCAAGGTAATGGGCGAGCCATGAGAACGCCCACAGTTGCCCAGCTATTCGAGCAGCGCGCCAATGACAAGTGCGGCGAATATCGCTGCCCAATGTCCGATAAGTATTGTCCATGCCGTGAGTGGGCAATGGAGCGGGCAGACCCAGCTATCAAGAAGTGGGTGCAAGAACGTACGGAACTATTCGACAGGAGTACGAATGATGCTACACATTGACAAAATGAGCCTATACGAGCTGGCCATGTGGTCATCCGTGATTGGGTTCATCCTCATACTAGCGGTGACTTCCAATGGCTAATATGAAGCCGGGCGCGGTAATTACCGGCCCACTAAAGCATGCGAAGAAGACCAAGGCAAAAGGTCGCAAGATTGGACGCAACAAGGCGCGTGCTGCGCTATATGCGCTGCGACATAGCTTTGAGATGAACAAGTGTCGCAAGTTGCGCCGCGTATTGCTTCGCAACCCCAATGATGTGAACGCATTAGCGTCCTTGCTGTTCAACGCTCAAGCGTTGTCCAAGACGAACGTCAAGGCGCTTGATCTGGAAAGGTTTGGCGCATGAAGCGGTCCTATCATAACCCGGACTTGGCCATATCGGCCTGGGTGCTGCTAACAGCGGCGATAGTGCTGTTTTGCGCGCCTTGGCTGGTGTTTGCCATATGCCATTGGGTGTTGTCATGACACACCTTGAAATGCAAGTTGGAGAATACCTCAAAAACGAGCGTCAATGGACGCGCCAATGCCGCATTGAACACGCTCAATTGATGCTCACATTGTGCAGCGATGAGCGCAAGTCGTTCTGGAACCTCGTACTATCAACCCTAGGAGCAATTCATGTTGATACAAAAGCGCCCACACCACACGCAGGAGTATCTAGCGAAGCTGCTGCGCTACACCCTGCATCGCTGGTACACAGCTGAGTCTTGCCATCGACCATTTGCCGCAGGCAAATGGTTTGCCGCGTGTGACAGGACCGCGCGATTGTCGCGTATGATTGAGTCCTGACGCACTAACTGGGGCCAGTTGGATTGCAGTCTCGCTGGTCCCTATTTTCTTCACTACAGGAGCTACCATGCCATATGTCATTCTAGACGTTGAAACTGGTCGTAACTTTTGCGATGTAGCGCCAGGTCTATTGCGCCAATACGATACAGGCGAAGAGGCCCAGCGGGTTGCAAAACTACATTCCTCGCGGCATGACAACCGCAAATTGCGGGTCAAGAAGGTACTGGATAACCGCTGGATGGAGCGTGAGCAAGCCAAGATGGCCAGCGGCGAGTATCAACGCGTGCCGTGGATACATGAAGGCTGGTGGAACAATACAAGCCATATTCATAGGTATCACTTTCCGCATGCTTCCTATAAGGAGCCGGGCAAGCTGGCCTACACCGAGTCCCCTGAAAAGGGTATGGACAATATCCATACTCAGATCAAGCCAGGCCGATACCTCGAAAAGTATTTTGGCGAGAACTTGAAGGCTTGGGGCTATGACGTGCGAGAGATCGCAATGGTGTTTGCTCGCGCCTTTGAGCCGCGCAAATTGCGCTTTGCTGCTACGGAAGATGAAGTGCAATGGGTCTATGAGCGCGGCCCAGCCTCATGCATGTCAAGCGAACGGTATCGGCACGATCATGGTTGGGGCTACCCATCTAAAGGCAAATGGCCCCATGATATTCACGCCTGCCGCATGTATATCGCAGGTGACTTGCAAGTTGCCTATATCGTGGAGAATGACGAGAAGTATGACAAAAACAAGAGTCATTCATCCATCATTGCCAGATCGGTGGTGTGGCCCGAAAGGAAAACACATAGCCGCGTCTATGGCGACGAGCATCGTATGCGGGGGCTATTAGGTGCTGCGGGGTATCACTTCGAGGCACCAATCGGCGCGAAGCTACAGCGTGTTATGGTGATAGAGGATGGCTGTCTGCGGTTCGTTGCGCCCTATATTGACGCTGGGTTGCGTTCAGGTGAAGGCAGCTTGAACTTGTATGACCGCAAAACACACCTGGAAATCACCGCTGCCCGTAAATTAACCTTCTCGGCTGGCCATACTGGTGGCATCAGCGGCCCGAAGATTGACGAGCGTGGCCAGCAAGTGACCGCGCCCATTCGTTGCCAACATTGCGATGCTACCGAGGTTGATACCGTGCGGGTCTATACTGGGCACGTGAACCCAAACACGGGCGATCTTGTCTTCCGGCATCTGTGCGAAGTTTGCCAAGCCAACCTAGAGGTTTTCTATTGCCAACGTAACAACCGCTATTATGAAGCTGCTGGTATGGGGCAAGTAACAATGGCGAATGGGGCTATATGGTCCCAAGCCGCCTTCAATTCGGTCGGGTTCATATGCCAGGGGAATGGTGGGAAGTACCCACGCAGCGAACGCCTTGTGGTAGATGATGGTAGTGCCCACATGCTACTATGGTCCATTGACTACTTCAATACTCACGGGTTCGTAGATAACTTGAATGGCTCATATTGCAGGAATGAAGACCTGGTGCTTATGGATAATGGGCAGAAGTGGTCCAAGAAGTCATACGCACGCGTCGGGTTTGAGTGTGAAGCATGTGGCCAGAAGCGCCATATTGTGAATAAAGCGCCCGACAAGTGGGAAGGTAAAACGGTCTGTGTTAGGTGCCATCCTGATACAGCGCAAGCAATGCGGGAGAGGGCCGAATGGCGCGCCCAAAATGCAGCACCAAGAGTGCCTAATCCTGAATGGTGGGCATCCAGTGCGGCGGAAAGCGCGACAGTTGCTTATGCCCGGAATGCCCAGGCTGCCCAGGATGCCCAGGATGCCAATGCTATCGAGGACGAGGAAGATCACGACGATATTGAACCTGACGATGAACCCGAAGACGATGAACCCGAAGAGGATGAAACGCTATGACAAGCTTTTATAACTCCAATGCTGCGGACCCGGCGGTGATAGAACCGGGTACTCCACTCGACTTGGTGCCTGCCACTACTGCAAATACGGCGATAGTCACGGTTGTGCCTCCTAAGCAGCCTAAGATTGACCGTACAACGGCCTATAACCCGCCCCAAGGGCTGGAAAAGGCGCACAATATGCTGCTGGATATGCTATCCTATAAGCGGCCTGCTCGCAGCAAGGCCGAACGGGCATTCATCAATCGGTTCATCATTCCTCTCAAGGTGGAAGTGGACAAGTATGGCAACTTCTACAAGAAGATCGGGACTTCCGCGGTGCTATGGTCCTGCCATGTGGACACCGTTCACGACGATAGCGGCAAGCAGGTTATCGGGTTTGACATGGACGAGATTGGCATTGCCGAGAAGGAAAAATCGAATTGTCTCGGTGGCGACGATACGTGCGGCGTCTGGCTTATGGTTCAAATGATCCTGGCCAATGTTCCCGGTCTATATATCTTCCATCGTGAGGAAGAAGTCGGGCGCAAAGGGTCTGAGTTCATCGCCAAGTATATGTCCAGTCACTTGAAACCAATCAGGTTTGCGATTGCGCTTGATCGCAAGGGTGACACATCTATCATTACCCACCAAATGGGTAAGCGGTGTTGCTCCGACGAGTTCACCAAGTCGCTTGCGGAACAGCTTGGCATGGGCTACAAGGCCGATGATACTGGGTCTTATACGGATACGGCCAGTTATGTGGGGTTGATTGGCGAGTGTACCAATCTATCGGTTGGGTTCCGCAATGCCCATCAAGCTACCGAGCGGATCGACCGCGCCCATATGTTCAAATTACGTGAAAAGCTGTTGACCATTGACGAGAGCAAGCTGGCCAACGTGCGAGTTGCCGGGACTACTGAGTACAAGTCGTATAGCGTAGGCACGACATACTCAAATGGCATGGCTTACAGTTACGGGCAAGGTGAAGACGACTATACCTGGGCCGAAACAGGGCATTGGGAAGGCGGCAAATGGGTACCACCGCTTAAGAAGGGTACTGGGCTTGACTTCGGCGGTCATGCCAACTCATATGGCAAGCGGTTAGGGTCAAATAGTCGTGAAGCGGTAGTGTATGGTACCCCGGTTGATAAGCTGGTAAAGGACGATGACGACGAACCTACCGGAAATGTCGCGGACATTCAAAAAGACTATGATATGATGGTTAAATTGATCGTCAAAAACGCGGAAGCCGTGGCCGATATATTGGAACAGTACGGCTATGGATACGATGAACTGAGTTCCGAAATCATGCAGACTGGTGCGATCCGCACTTGAAAGGATATGCTATGCTGGGTACTACGAAAGTGTTTGTCCTACTTGTGACCCTGATGGCAGGTGACAAGCCCCTTCCGCCCGCCTATCTAGGTACGTTTTCAACGGAAACGGCTTGCGACCTATACAAGGGTATGCTACTGAAGGCCAACCCGACTGACCGGCTTGTGTGTTTTGAGGATGAATTGATCCAAGGCAAATGATGCTTTCCCACTCTGCCGCTTACGGGCGGCAGCAGGGAACGCAATCTTGCGTTTCAGTTGGTACCAACACAAGGAGTGGTTAAAATGGAGAAGATACTTAAGGCAGCGGAGGCGCTGGTCGAGGCCATCAAGGCCCATGCTGGCGGCACTACCTCCCCGGCGCGTAGCGGGAACCGTACCCCGCCGCGTACCGACTACCGCGGCGGCAACGCCGTGCAAGACTTGGTGGACGTTGCGCGTCGTGCGTTGCGCTATAGCCGCGAAGGCAAGGACTTTTCTGCTAAGGAGCGGAACATTGCCAAGAAGGTGATCAAGGGTGCCAAGGCTGTGTCTAGCTATGGGATCGTGAACACCAACGGCGTCGATGTGTGGACGCAACACGGGGCCTGATATGGTCCACCACTGGCTAGGGGCACAGTGCCCCTGGCTCTTATCTCAAAGGAATATCCGATGCCGCGTTGGTGTAGAGGCCTAGCACGTTGCCCCCCTCAGGGCAAAGACCTTGGTTCAAATCCAAGCCGCGGCGCCAATTATATGTCCTATCGAGCATGCATATGCCAACAAATGGTTCATAAAATTGTTCATAAGACAGTATGGAAATCGGCATCACTCGATCTCCAAGAGTGCATCCAACTCGGGGTCGACCTCAACACTTTCGACATCAATTACTTGTACCGGTGCAACATCAAGAACTTGTTCAGCGGTGAAGTCTACTGTCACCGTTCGCTGACTTTCCACTTTGTTGCCAACCTCACCAGCAGCACCTTCAGCCGCCTTCTCGGTGCCGTTCTTGGCCGCCGCGGCGCCAATTATATGTCCTATCGAGCATGCATATGCCAACAAATGGTTCATCAAATTGTTCATAAGACAGTATGGAAATCGGAGGTTTAATATGCCAAAAGATATTGAAATAGGCCAGTATCTCTTGATTACTGGCAACCCAGTTGACGGCTTTGTCTTTATGGGGCCGTTTCGTAGTCACTCCAAAGCCTCCATCTACGCGGAGCGACATTGTTCACACCACACTGAATGGTGGATAGGCGAGATGATTATGCCTAACCAAAGCGAAGGGAGACTACCCTAATGCCACGTATGTTCACTCGCACGGCATACCGCCAGCTTGCTGCTATGATGCAACGGGTTCATGACGAAACACCGCTATCGGGTACAGCGGAAAAGTTGTGGCTGCATACGTGTGCTTCCTTGGCGTGTATGTTGGACGACGATAGCCCCTATTTTCAGGCAGAGAGGTTTTACTCTGCCTGCCAACCTGGTGCAGATGTTAGTCGTGTTTGCGGAGATAATGGCCATGATGGCATATAAGCTATTCCGGGTGCGGTCTAACGGGACCATAGGTTCCCTGTTTATTGACAAGCATATGGTGGTCCCGCTTAACCGTATGATGGTCGCCCAAGCGCACCCTACCCCTGGGTTCACGTTCCGCAAGGGTTTCCATTGCTGCCCCAAGCCTCACTTGCCGCACTTGTCAACCAAGGGCCGCAAGTGGTATGTTGTCGAAATGTATGGTGTATCCATCCTGCGGCGGCATAAGCGGTTCGGTGCAATCTGGTACATCGCACAAAAGATGACGGTGCTGCACCCTGTAATTCGAGATAAGGCTACCGCCCGGCAGGCGATGCTGGCCTAGCCTTACGGCGGGCCACGGGGACTAGCTCCGATCCCCGTGGTTCGTCCCAATTTTCGGAGCTAGTTGACACTACTGACCTGCTACCCTATATAGGTAGCAAGTATGCCAGTTTCCCGGCACCTGTTGGAGCAGGAAGTGACGTTAAGTGGCTACCGAAAGGTTGCTGTTTCTCGACTTCGAGACGTACTACGATGACGAGTACAGCCTAAGGAAGATACCGACCCCAAGCTATATCCTTGACCCCCGATGGGAAACCATTTGTTGCGCGGTCAAAGAGGATATGCAGCCGTCCTATGTGGTTGACGGCCCAGACTTCCCCGCCTTCATTGCCCAATTTGATCCTGCTCACACTACCACTGTCGCCTTTAACGCCCTCTTTGATAACTCCATACTGGCGTGGCGCTACGGGTTCGTCCCGCACCGTATGCTTGACCCTATGGGCATGGCACGCGCCCTGCGTGGCCACCTATTGCCTAGCGCCTCCCTGGATAGCGTGGCGAAGCACCTAGGGCTAGGGACCAAAGGACACGCCCTGGCCAAGGTCAAGGGGATGCACCGGGCCGGCATTATCGCGGCGGGCCTGTGGGACGAGTTCCAAGCTTATGCCCTACAGGATGTAGAGTTGTGCGCCGCTATTTTCTACAAGTTGTACCCTGAATTTCCCCTAGCCGAGCGCAAGTTGATGGATATGGTGCTGCGATGCACCATAGAGCCACGATTTACGGTTAATAGGTCGCTACTGTGCGATCACTTGGCTGAGATAAAGGAGCAAAAACAGGCGCTCCTTGCAACGGTCAACGTGGATAAGAAGGCCCTCATGTCCACGGCTAGGTTTAAGCAGTTGCTCGAAGATTTAGGCGTGACTGTTGAAACGAAGGTGTCGCCAAAGGGGAAGATCATACCGGCTTTTGCAAAGTCCGACGACTTCATGCAGGAGCTACTGGAACATGAAGATGAGCGCGTTTCGCTTTTAGCTACCGCGCGGCTTGGGTTCAAATCAACCTTGGAACAGACCCGTGGCCTGAAGCTGCTTGGTATTGCCTCGCTACCGTGGCGCGACGCGGGCCTGATTGCCTGCTCCATGCCGGTGCCCCTGCGGTATGGCGGCGCGCATACCCATCGCCTCAGTGGCGAATGGGGCCAAAATATGCAGAACCTACCGACCGAGCGCGGGAGTAAGGGCAAGTCGAAGCTGCGACAATCATTGACTGCTCCGAAGGAGCATTTGGTGTCCGCGGCGGACTTGGGCCAGATCGAGGCCCGATTGACTGCGTGGATATGCGGTGATGCGGACCTATTAAAGCAGTTTGCGGACAACCTTGACCCCTACGCTATCCTTGCGGAACTGATCTTCGGCTACAAGGTCAACCGCAAGGTGCAAATATTGGAAGGTTTTATCGGTAAGACCGGCGTCCTGGGGCTAGGGTATGGCGCTGGTATCGCCAAATTCTACAACATGGTTATCATCATGGCCCGCGCCGCAGGGATCGACCTGGGGACGATGTGGACGATGGAGCTGGCCACCAAGACTGTTAATGCTTACCGCAAGGCCCGGCGGCCCATTGTTAATGCTTGGTATAAGCTAGACCGGATCATTGCCACCGCCTGGATCGGGGTTAGTGGCCCGGTTAAGTTTGGACCCTGCATCATTAGCAAGGGCAAGATAAGCCTGCCAAATGGGCTCTTTTTGAACTATGCTGACCCACACTGGGATGACGAGCGGCAAGAGTACACATACCGCTATGGTCGCCGCACCCACCATATCTACGGCGCGAAGATGCTGGAGAATATCGTGCAAGCCCTGGCCCGGATCGTGGTGATGAACGCGGCCTTGCGGATCAATGACAAGGGTCATAGGTTCGTGTTACAAGGGCACGACGAGTTGGTATTCATCATCCGCAAGGACGAGGTTGATAAGGCCAAGGAAATGATCCATACAGAGATGGTACGGCGTCCATCGTGGGCACGGACTGTTCCTCTTAAGGCCGACATAGGCGCGGGCCTGAACTACGGAGAAGCAAAATGACCATGAACCGCGATACGTTTGAACCCTATGTAGTGGATCGCCAAGGCAATCGCGTGGCTATGACGTACGAGGAATGGTGCCAGAAACATTGGAGATTGATACATGAAGGTCTACCTAGCCGGCCCCATGCGGGGGGTACCGAAGTTCAACTTCCCCGCGTTCCATAAGTATGCTAAGAAGCTACGGAAGCAGGGGTATGATGTGTTTAGTCCCGCCGAGAAGGGGATCGAAAAGCATCTGAAGCTCGCCCCCGGGTTACAGGAAGATGTTTCCTTTCGACGGCGGGTTTTTGCGCTTGATCTTGCCTGGATATGTAAACACGCGGATGCAGTTGCCCTCATGCCAGGATGGAAAAAAAGTAAGGGGGCTAAAGCGGAAAAAGCTGCTGCTGAAGCCATTGGATTGGAGATTTTCTATGTCTAGTTTACCCACCGATAGCGCTGCCCGCAAACGCATACCCATCGTCACCGGGCTAGTCGATTACTTCCCGGACGCACTGGCGGCGGTCGCAGAGGTTTCGTTTGTCGGAAACGAGAAGCACAACCCCGGGCAGCCGCTTCATTGGTCCCGCGAGAAATCCGCCGACCATGCCGACTGTATTGGCCGGCACCTGGTGGAGCGCGGTACGATAGATGAAGTGACGAAGGTTCGCCATAGCGCCCAGCTTGCGTGGCGAGCCCTCGCGTTGCTTCAGATTGAGATTGAAGCAGATAAAGAGCAGACCCATGTGGCAACTTAACCTGATGATCGTCGCGCTGTGCTGGCTGGCTGCCACTCTCTCCATGATGGGCGGCCGGCAGCCGGCCGCCCTTGCCTATGCCGGGTTTGGCGTTGGCTATCTTGGTCTAACGTGGTTGGACCTATCATGATGGCTATTCTCGCAAAAGCGTTCGCATGGAGCTACAGCGGCCTCAAGTCGTTTGAGAGTTGCGCGCTTCAGTTCAAGGAAGTGAACCTCCTAAAGAACTTCAAAGGTACCAAGGGTCCAGAGATGATCTGGGGCGACCGGGTTCACAAGGCGTTCGCTGCTCACCTACAACACGGGACGCCGCTACCTGATGAAATGTTGATATACCGGCCCTGGATGGACAAGATGAAGGCTGAACCCGGTACCCTGTATGTGGAGCAAAAATATGCCCTTAACAAAGATTTTCGACCTACTACATATTTTGCCGCTGACGTTTGGTATCGAGGCATTGGCGATGTTGTGTGTGTTGACGGGTCTGTGGCTTTTGTTGTGGACTGGAAAACCGGGAAAGTACTAGATGACCCGGTCCAGTTGCTATTGATGGCCCTGTGTGTATTCAACCATTTTCCTAAGGTCCAACGAGTCAAGACCGCGTTTGTCTGGCTCAAGTTTGACACCAAGAACGAACTGGTCTTTACCCGAAAAGCGATGGCAGATGAACTGGTCGGGGTACTTGACAGGGTCCACGCAATGAAGGATGCCTATGACACCGACAACTATCCGCCCCATCCCAGTGGGCTATGCAAAAGGCACTGTCCCGTTTCGACGTGCCAATATTGGCAAAAGGGGAGTTTCTGATGCCTTATATAAAGAAAGAGCGCCGCGAAGACTTGGCCACTGTAGGGCTTTGCCCGGAGAACGCGGGTGAGCTAAACTACGCGATCACCATGCTGTTAATACGCTATTGGCGTCAACCTGGAGAGGCGAACTACCAGCGGATCAACGATATCGTGGGTGCCTGTGGCGGCGCTCTCCATGAGTTCCAGCGCCGCGTTGTGGGCAAGTACGAAGATATGAAGATCGTGGAGAACGGAGACTGCTATTGAGCCCCTTCACCATTCCCGACGATTTATCGGTCCCGGAGTGGCTCAAAATCGACGCCGAAACCCGAAAAGCCGCGTGGGCCGGTCATTCTTATACGGACCAGCGCACCGGCGGAAAAACGGAGGCGTGGCGCATTCGGGAAGATGACCGCCGCCGCGACGACGCCGCGACGAAAAAACTGAAGACCGCCGCCGCGTTCGAGCGGATGAAGGCACGGCATCCCGGCGAAGTCTACAACCGTGCGATGAAGATGTGGATACCTGAAACCAAAGGAGAGTGATATGCGAACGATACCTCAAATACGAGTGAGACTACATGAACTAGCTGACGAATATCAACTTGATGAACTTCATGACTTGGCGGAAGAGACAAAGCGCCGCCCTCCTGCTCATATGACCCGCAGCAAGCATAAGAACCCTGATCCGTCTCTCGAACAACGCATTCGGGCTTATGCACGCCAAAACCCGGAAAAGTCATATAAGGACATTGCCAACGACCTGGACACTGGCATCCGGTGTGTCAGTTATGCCATTGCCGGGAGAAGGGGAGATAGCCATGACACCCGAAGGAAAAGTCAAGGCTCAAGTGAACAGGGCTATAGCTACGCTCGATAAGCGTATCTACAAGTTCATGCCGGTGCAGACCGGTTATGGGAAGAAGACCCTGGACTATCTGCTTTGTGTCAATGGCCATTTCGTGGCCATTGAAACAAAGTCCCTGGGAAAGGATTTTACGCCCTTGCAGGAACAGTGCGCTGAGGATATATGCGCTGCGGGAGGCCGTGTGTTTCTCGTAGACGGCCCCATCTCTCTCGCTACAGCCATGGCCCACATACATACCCTATGCCGATAATCGTATCCAAAGCTAACAGGTCGCTGGTGGTACCAGCGACCAACTCTATTCTCAACCTGATCCCGGACCATATCTCGCTCCGGGAGAACGGGCGGATTATTGTCCCGCACGATCTGCGGACCACCATCATTCTCAAGCACCTGGGCTATGACGTTCCCAACCCGATGCTGACCTATTACGATTGGTGCGGCGGCAAGCCGTTCGCTATCCAGAAGGCGACGTGTGCCATGCTGACCCTCAACCCGCGGTCCTACGTCCTGAACGACATGGGCACGGGCAAGACCAAGGCCGCGCTTTGGGCCTGGGACTACCTGAACAAGGAGGGGTATGCGCAAAAGGTGCTAATCGTCGCCCCGCTTTCAACTCTGAATTTCGTGTGGCTGCGGGAGGCGTTCGCTACCCTGCCGCATCGCAAGGTGGCAATATTACATGGCCCCAAGAGCGTACGGCTGCAACGGTTGGCCGACCCCGAGGCTGAAATTTTTGTGATCAACCATGACGGGCTAAAGGTGATTGAGAAGGAACTGGCGGAACGGACGGACATTGACACGCTCATTCTTGACGAGTTGGCCGTGTATCGCAACAACTCCGCCCGTTCAAAGAACATGCGTAATTTCGCGAAACGGTTCCCTTGGGTCTGGGGCATGACGGGCCGCCCGATGCCTAACACCCCCACTGACGTATGGGCCCAGTGCCGCATCGTTACCCCGGCCACCGTGCCGAAGTATTTCCGGCTTGCCCGTGACATGCTGATGGTCCGCAAGAACCAGTTCCTCTGGCTACCAAAGCCGGACGCGGTGAACACGGCGTTCAAAATGATGCGGCCTCAGTCGCGGTTCAGCCTGGACGATGTGCTTGAACTGCCCGAGTTGGTTGTGCCGCCGCCACGGGATGTGGAGTTGAGCCCTGAACAGGACCGGATTTATACCCGCATGGTGCGCGAGTTCCGGGCGATGGTGGAAGAGAAGGTCATTACCGCGGTCAATGCCGGGGTGGCCATGTCCAAGCTGCTCCAGGTGGCCTGTGGGTACGTGTACACCAAGAACCCGGAATACGTGACATTGGACAGCACTCCACGGCAGACGGTGCTACTGGAAATCATAGAAGAGGTTGAGGGGAAGTTGTTGATCTTCGTCCCGTATCGTCATGCCCTCGCTGGCCTGTCCGCATTGCTCACCACTGAAAAGGTCGATCACGCGGTAGTCCACGGGGGCACGACGAACCGGGACGAGATATTCAACTTGTTCCAAAACACTGATAAATACACGGCTTTATTGGCCCACCCGAAATGTTTGGCACATGGTTTGACTTTAACGGCGGCAAGGACAATAGTGTGGTATTCACCAACTGCCTCCCTGGACTTGTATGAGCAGGCAAATGCCCGTATCCGGCGAGTGGGACAGCTTCACAAGCAGCAAGTGCTACATCTCCAAGGAACTGCGGTCGAGAAAAAAATATATCGTTTGCTACAAGGTAAACAACGGATACAAGATCAGTTTCTCAAGATGCTTGAGGAAGGTACACCAGATATAGGAGGCTAAAATGACGGACGTACCAAGTGTAGCAGGAAGCGTGAATAAGCGTGTTGATCAGTACATTCAACTGCGCGACAAGCTGAAGGAAATGGATAAAGAGCATGAAGAGAGGCGAAAGCCTTTACTCGATCTTCAGACTGTCTTGTCAGGTTGGTTGACGGAGTTCTTGGAAAAGACAGATGGTACAGCTATCAAGACAAAATCTGGCACGGTGTATCTCTCTACTCGATACTCCGCGTCCCTTGCAGACCCTGAGGTGTTCTTTCAGTTCGTGCTGGCGAATGAGGCATACGAACTACTTGACAGGCGGGCTAATAGTACTGCATGTAAGGACTACGTGACCGAGAAAGGTTCGCTACCCCCAGGGGTCAATCTCACTGCTATCAAGACTGTTGGAGTTCGTCGCGCTTAACATAGGAGGTCCTCATGGGCCAAGAAGTCGATCTGTTCAAAAATGCCCCAATGCCGGCAGCCTTCGCTGCTCTAGGCGCTCAACATGAGACTTTAGCCGAAGGTATCGGCCAGTCATACGCAGTTATCGGGTACAAAGGTAAAACCTGGAGCATTCGTTATCGTGGCGAACGCTACAACTTTACCCGCGCCGACGATGGCGAGCCCCTCAGCTACATTGATGTGATTATCCTACGACAGGGACACACCAAGTCGAAGTCATTCTATAAGTCCAAGGAAGAAGGCGGCGGGTATGACCCCGAAGCATCCGAGGGCAAGCGCCCTGTCTGTGCGTCCCTTGACGGTATTACGCCTGATGCGGACGTGCTGGAGAAGCAGGCGGACCACTGCGCTATCTGCCCACGTAATGTGTGGAAGACCAGTGCAGACGGCAAGAAGGGCCGGGACTGTACGGACTATAAGCGCCTAGCCGTGCTTATCGCTCCTGCGCTCTCGGCCCGCATTGTCGGGTCCCCGTTGCTTGAGCCGGTGTTCCTGCGGGTACCCCCGGCGTCATTGAACGGCCTCGCCAAGTACGGCGAGACTTTGGACAGTATGGGACGGCATTATGTCAGTCTGGTCACACGTATCAGCTTCGACCAGGAGAAGCCGCATCCCGAGTTCAAGTTCAAGGCACAGACCCCGCTTGGCGATGCCGAGGCCGCTATTGTGCTACCCTTGCGGGATAGCCCGATTGCGCTCCGTATCACGGGCGAGGACCAGCATGTAGAAGCAGTACAGCGCCTTGAACAGACGCAGGTTCTCAAGCAGGTTGAAAAGCCGAAGCCTCCGGTTGAGGTGGTTAAGCCTAAACCAGAGCCAGAACCCGAAGGTACAGGGTTCGAGGTCCTGACGAACGGTAATGCTGCGGCGAAGACTGTGGCTGCCCCCGTTCAAGTTGAGCAGACCTCGGAAGACACTGGGGAAGCTACGGAGTCAGATGCGGCCCTAGATGCAAAAGTGGCGGCCATGTTGGCGTCAAAATAAGGGTCCATCGTGCGACAGCCCCGTATATGGATCGTTTGGGTTTTCATCGCGTTTTTGGTTCTGTTTGGCGAGCCAATTGCGCAGTGGTTGACGCAACCTCCCGCGCAGCAATCTGAATGGGAATGTCGCCCATACCCCGGATACTGCGACATTGATAGGGATTGGCGTCCTAAATCCGGAAAGCGTTGGAAATGAGCCAGATACGGGAATTTATGTCCCGAGTTGTCCCTTGGCCCAGGGCCGGGGAGCCGGGCTATATTGATCTGATCTACACAATAACAGCCAAGACTGGGGATAAAGTTTTTTGGTCTGGCAAGCCAACACGAACGCTTGACGGCTTCATGGAACAGACGGCATGGGCCGCGAAACAGCCATTTGTGAAAGACATATATTACTGCCTGTCTTTGCAGTCTGCTATGCGAACAGACAAGAACGGGAAAGAAAAGCCTATTCGGCTCCAAGCGAATGCTATAGCCCTAAAGGCAATTTGGCTTGATGTGGACGTAAAGGACCCGCCGAAAGGCTATACGTCAATAATGGAAGCCCTTGATGCGGTTGGGCAATTTGTGCATTCCGCAAACCTCCCCATGCCTACCGCAATTGTGAGTTCTGGGGGCGGATTACATGTTTATTTTCTCAGTAATCGTTCTCTCACACTAGACGAATGGAGGCCATATGCTGAAGGGCTTAAAAATGCGGCGCTCAAGTTTGGGCTGCGTTGCGACGCTGGTTGCACTATTGATAGTGCTAGAGTGCTTCGTCTATCTGGTACTTTTAACTGTAAAATTGACCCCCCACGTCCCGTAAAGCTTCTGGGACTACAGGAGACTGACTATGATTTTAGCATCGCTCTTAGCACGCTTCCACCGATGGCGGCTCATTCGGAACGCAAATCGGGAACTGGCGCAGTGGCACCTGGATATGAAAGCTGGGCAGACAAAGGCACGCCTGCTGCATTTGCAGGGCTTAAAGCAGAAAGCCTCGCGGAAGGGCTCCAAAAAGAAGACCGCCCGCTCGACCCGAAGCCGATAATGAAAGGTTGCGCATTCCTGCGGAATGCGCTTCTAACCGGAGGTAAAGACTATGACCAGCCGATGTGGAACCTCACGACCCTCGCCGCGACGTTTTTGGAAGAGGGGCATAGTCTTGCGCATAAGATGGGGCGAGGACATGCCGAGTACGATGTTGCAACTAGCGAGGCCCTTTGGGAGCGCAAACTTAAAGAACGTAAGGATCGACTTCTTGGATGGCCCAGCTGTAAAGCCATACAAGCTAGTGGCTGTACGGCCTGCGCGACGTGCCCGCACTTCAAAGAAGGTAAATCCCCCCTTCATCTCGCGCTCGCGCCACCGTCCAAGCCCGTCATTTCGCAAGTGGCTGGCCAACCTGTAAGCACCCTGATGCCTGAGGGGTTCGGAGTTGACAAAGACGGAAATATATGCAAGGTGAAACTGGAAGAACAGGAGGAAGGTCCCCCGCTTCCGATCTATACCAAGATTTTCACTTGCCGGATATCGTCCCCTTGGGCGTCTTCCGGCCCTCATGAATTGCACTTTACGGCTAGCGTCGATAAAGGGCATGTATCGCAAATAGATATAGAACTTGAAGTAATTCAAGCTGGCGGACCTGACTTGTTACGAACCCTAGGCCGTGCGGGAGTTAAGTGTTATCCTCCCGGCGTCCGCTACCTCACGGAGTTTCTCATGGCGTGGCTTACAAAACTGCATGATGCACAAGAGTCCGTTATCTCTGTTCCATTCGGCTGGTGGATGGACAAACCTGATCCCCTTAAAGATGCAGCCCGACACGGGTTTGTGTACGGCGGCCTGATTATGAAGGACGATGGCTCCGATGGCCCATCGGGCATGGGGGACAAAAACCTCCGGGCGATCTATCAGCCTGTCGGCAACATTGACCCGTGGGGTAAAGCGTGCCGCATGGTGAACGCCCAGAAGCGCCCGGAGCTGGATGCCATTATTGCCGCGGCGTTTGCGTCCCCGCTAATGGTCACCACCGGCGAGTATTCCGCCCTATTGAGCGTCTGGGGCCCCACTGGGGTCTGTAAGTCAACGGCGCTAAAGGTTGGGCTCGCGGTCTGGGGCCACCCGAAGAAGGGTAAGGAAACAACCAACTCAACTTCCAAGTCGGTCATCCACAAGATGGGCCAAATCCGCAATCTGCCCGTGTTTTGGGACGAAATCCGCAATAAGGAAGTCCAGAAACACGTCTACAACACCTTCTTCAACGGGTCTGAAGGTGTCGGCGGGGGACGGTTGACCTCTAATATCGAGCAGCGGGATAAGGACGACTGGCAAAACCTATTAGTCACTTGCTCCAATATAAGCATGGTTGACTACGTGGTGTCCGACCAGCGTACGACCACTGCGGGTATGTATCGAGTGTTTGAGTACAACATTCTCAAACTGGACAATGCGCCGGGCCAGATTAATACAATCGACGCCAGCCGCATGACCCAGGAACTCGAACACAACTATGGGCAAGTGGGGCTCAAGTATGCTCGCTTGCTGGCCAATAGCCCAGATGCTTCGGATGAATTGACAAAGGGTATCTGCAATAGGTTCGCGGCGTCCGTTCAAGCGACGAAAGAGGAAAGGTATTGGGTCGCGGTCTGCGGGACGTTGCTCGCCGGTGCTGGGTACGCCAATCTCTTCGGTGCCCAGATTAATACCGACGCCCTCACGGAGTTTCTGAAAGTTGCCTATCAGGCCAACCGGGCCCGCATGGTTGATGAAGCGACGGAAGGCGGATCGCGGATCAACACCGATGAAGCCCTGACAGGGTTCTTACAGGCGAACATTGAAAACGCCCTCTTTACGGGGACGTTCCCCATGGGGCGCGGGAAGCCTAAGCAGGTGTCGTTTATATTCGGCCCCGACCAGAACCGTCCGCGGCCTATTCATGTGCAGTGGGCAGTAGATGATCGTTTGCTCCGGTTTTCGCGCCGGGTGTTTGCCGCCTATCTACGCGACACTAATACCTCCCCGGTGCAGATTACAAATAGCTTGAAAGAGCTATATAAGGCAGAGACGATTATAGCTATTCTCGGAGCTGGTACGTCCTACAGAACCGGGCTCCAGGAACATGTTATACAAATTCCCGTACCTGTTGGGTCGATCCTGGAAAGTGCCATGTTGGCGCATACCCCGCACGAAGTGGAAGACTTGCAGCCTGCGGGAGTGGTAGCTTGAAATGGCTAGGACCAGCGCTGTTGCTCACCCTGTTGCCTTTAACGGCACCAGATGGGGCAACGCTCTGGTTCTCGCCAGATGACGTGGGCCCGTTCCGGCTAGGGGCTGGGAGCGGGACTGGGTGCAAATGGACCACTATTTACACGGGGGGTAGTGACCAGATATTCTGCGTGAAAGAGACGCCCGAGAAACTTAAACAAATGCTGGACGCAGTTGAACCAAAAGAAAAGAAGAAAAAATGAATAGCACCCTCATAGAGATGATCCTGAACAACCTAATGTCGTTGTTCCCGTTCGTCATTGTAAAGAGCTATGAGCGTGGCATCCGGTGGACGGTTGGCAAGAACCCACAAGAAATGATGCCGGGGATACATTGGAAAATATGGTTCGTGCATCAGTATGAGGCCTACGAAATAGTGGATGACGTGATTGACCTGCCTGTCCAGTCGGTGATCACAAAGGACAAGAAGCTGGTGTGCTTCAAAGTGAACATAGGCTACCGGATTGTTGACGTTGTAGCGCACGGCTGTGGGGTGCAGGACTTCGTGGAAAGCACCGCCGGGCTTGCCATGACCCATCTAGCCCAGCGTGTACGGGAATTGACCCTAGTCGATCTGGAAGCTGATCTGAAGGTGCTGGAAAAGTCCCTGGAAGGGACATTAACCACCCGCATGAAGAAGTGGGGTACCGAAGTGTTCAACGTAGGCTTCACCGATTTTGCCGAGGTTCCCCAGCAGATGCGAATATTCCTTGATAGCAAGGCTCTCGCTGGCGCAGCCCCTCTCTCACACGGTTAAGATTTTGGCTTAACCGTCTTCAGGGTTTTGGAAGCGCCTTCTTTCTCGGATTTGCCCTTCGTATAGTCCTGCGTTTCCTTGTTCGTGACGAACGGGGACCCTTCCTTAATGAAGTCCCGGACGCGGCCCAGCACAGGGCCCCCAGCGGCGTATGAAGTGGTTTGAGGATGCATCCCTTTGCTCAACATGGCTGTACCTTTATCTTTCGAGTTGAAGTCACGTCCTACGGACTGGGGAACTCCCCCGTACCCGCCCTTGGTATGTGCAGCGGCGGCCATTAACCGGGCTTGAGCTGGTGAACTACTTGGCATTTGTACCTCCTATTGGTTAACGCTTTCTTTATCAAACTCTTCCCGAAGCTGCCGTTTCACCTTCCCGTGAATGCCACGGTTGGTGATGACGAGGCGGTTGAATTGGGCTCTGCCATCCTTTGTATCCTGGGCCAGCTGCTTGGTAAGGATTGCCTGGTCAGTAATAGGCAGCTGGCTGAAAAAGAATGGTATATCAGACCCGGGCCGTTGATTACGGATCGCATTGTTGCCCTCGCCGGTGCTACGGAGCGCCTCGTTTGCCTTTTGTTCAGCGACTTTATCACCACTTTGGATAGCCTGGAACTTAGCGTTTCGCGCGTCTTGTCGCTGTTGAGCAATATTTTTCCCACCAAAGATGCTCTTTACGAGCCCGGTCCCGCTGATTTCATAGGGCCGCTCCGAGGGGGCGCTATGTTCCCGATACAAGTTCATAATCTGGCCATCTAAACCGGGCCGGTTGACATAAGCCGGCGCTGGCGCTGCGCCTAAATAGGCGGCAATAGTATCTTTGGTACCCCCGCCTAGCTGTTTGGACCGATTGGCGTTTGTAATCGAGATAGGGCTAAAATGTCTACCTAATTCACTGTCAGCAAGTTGCAATGCTGTCATGAAGGGGGACGCATGAACACTGTACATTTCGTTTCCCAAGCTATCCTTGTTCTGGAAGGCCTCGACAATAGGCTGTATAATCAGCTTATTGTAGAGAAGCTGGCTAAACCCCTTCACCACTGAGTCCGACTCAGTGACGTGGCTTTGTAACATCGGCCCTTCCCGGGTATTGAACGGCAGTGTGTATCTGCCGGGGGAGCCGTCTGGATTGGTGTTTCCGTTTTGCGGATACGAATAGTCAAGGCCTTTTGGTGGTTTCCCACTAAGCATATAGCTCAAGGCACCCCCAAACAGTAGGCTAGTGGCAACATAAGTCATCACATAGGTACCGCTGTTGGAGTGTTTATATAGCGTCTGTTGCAGGCTCGTCCCTTGCCGCTCTTTCCCTGCTGCTTCCAGGGTAGCGTCGTGCAGATACGTGCCAGCCTGCTCCATCGTTTTGCCACCAGCCCGCATGATAAGGTTTCGCGCCGCCCCCGCCAGCTGGTTGACCATCCCTAACTGCCAGCTTAGGGACAAGAAGCTACCTACGCCTACATCGCGTGCAATGGGTTTCCAGAGCATGGACTTGTAATTCATTTCACCATAGCGTGAATGAATATTACTACCGATCATCCGCATTACAGAGTCGCGCCTTCGGCTATCGCTGAGTAAGTCTGGGTCCATCCTCAGTGCCCTCGCCGCCGCGTTTTGAAACGCGGCCATTTTTAAGTCAGGTATCCAGTTCGTAAACATACCGGCGGACGCTTTTTGTAGGGCCACTCGGCCAAGCGCTAACGCAGCAGTCGGGTACTCGCCTCGATCCCACGCATTCGATAATACCCTATCCGCTATAATACGTTCAGCGGGGGGCTGTTCTCGGAGCATACCCGCGGACTCGGCTAGTGCCTGCCACCGTTTTTCCGCAGGGGTACGGTCGGCCTCAGGTTTTTTCCACCACTGCACCATTTGGCTATTTTTAGCAGCTTCTTGTGCTGTCCCCATCTTGGTCTGGGCATACTTTTCACCTAGTCCCAGTGGCATTTTGTCAAGGGGAAGCATAAGAAACGGTTGCGTAGCCGAATTTTTTAACGCCGTCTTGATCTGTGTGTATGCCTCACCCGGTGAGTTAAACCCTTCATGCATGGCCCCTGTAAGGTTTTCCGCTAGGTTAATGCCGAGGACGTGGACCGGATGGAACGCGGTAAAGATCAGTTCTATAGGAACCCATACCGCTTTGGCTTTCAACCAAAACCGGTACATAGAGCCGCCGACATTGGGGGCGTTTCGTAAGCCGGTATTCGCCACTGCGTTCTCAAATGAGGGTACGCCATCGGCGTGGATAAACCAGGTGTTATGATCCGGCGCGATATATTGTTTGCCGTCGGTATTAGGCCAATTTTTTTGGGCACCACTAGCATCCATCTCGGGTACTGCTAGCCCATATTCTTCTAGTTTTCGCAGGCTGCCGATCAGCATGTGGAAGTCTACTGACGCTGCATAGCGGGCTCCAAGCAAATCGGCTATGCTTTCATAGCGGAGCTTAAACCCATGGGCTAACGCCGCCTGCACAGTATCAAACACCCGCTCTTGCTGGAACGTGGTTGACCCAACAGTTGGGGTTCGCGCCGCGTTGCGTGCCAGTATCCACTTTTCTACTGACATACCATTCACTTTTGTATTGCCAAAAAAGTGGGGAACATATGTCTTGATGTACTCGGCGGTGCTACCGTATTTAAGGTCCTCCCGAAACATTTGGTCCAGAGGCTCACGGAACAGGGGGGCCATATCGGCCAGAAGGGGCGCGCGGTCCGGCGCAACCCCGCTCTTACCAAGCTGATCGAGCAACTCTGCCTTATTAATTGGGCGCGGCCCTACACCCGATAATGGTTCGGTATAGGCTGCGGTCTTCTCCATGGCGTCGAGGAACCCGAAAAACTCTTTCGGCGTTGATGTTTTATCTATTTCGTGCCATGTAGCGTCGAACATCTCGCGCCCATCGGTCTTCATAACGTCGCCGTGGGTCAGCATCTTTGTCATAATAGACTTGGCTATGCGCTGCGGGTCGTTCCATGTTGCCCCAAACCACTCGCTGGATAACCTGCGGAACATATCGGCTTTTGTCTTTAGGTCGGCGTGAATACGGTCGGTATTGAGCGATCCTGCCTCGTCCCCCAGAAACTTACTAGGAAGGTCCTTCAGTCGTAGGGCGTCGGGACTATCAATCGTTTCAGCATTAGGGCGATAGGCGGCCTTATCCGTGCGGGCTTTCACCTTGTCGGCAGAGGCCAGGGCTGCCTTGATTACATCATCAGTGAGGGGGATAGACCGCCCTGTACCGCTTTGTGGCTCGGGCAGAGGGGCATCGGGAGAGCCGCGCTTTACGAGCGACGCTGCCTCCCTGACCCGCGGGTTCTTTTCAGCCAGTTCTTCAGCACTACGATCCCACCGGGCTGCGGCTGCCTTCTTGTCAATGGCCGCAATCAGATTGGGGACTACCTTTTCGGTATCCGTCTGTATTTGGTCGCGCCCCGCAGCGGTCGATAGGTCGTGGGTCTTACCTAGGTCTTGCATGTCGGCGGTGAGGTTTTTCTCGACTTCCGCTTCCGACCGCTCCCTCGCTTCGGTAAGGGTTTCCTGCGGGACGGCTTCTTCAGGGTTTCCCTTGAAGCTAATATCGCTTTCAATGCGGCGAGTTCCCAGGGTGTTGGTGGCATTTGGGTCATCCTTCAATGCGCCGCGAGCGAGTGTTTCATTTGTACTAAACTCCAGCGCTTGCTCTGGCGTTGTAGTTTTGGTTTGGAGCATATTGTGGGCCTCGCGCAGCAGTTCCCATGCTGCGGGCTTCTCGCGGGCCTTATATGCATCGAGGGGGCTTGTCCCCCCATTTGCCGCCGTTGCATGGTCGAGCATATTTTGTACGCGAACCCGCAGGGCGGCTATCTCGGAAGGTGTGGTCGCTGGCCGATTGGACTTATCTGGGAAGGCATTAATTGCCGCCGTCGATACGTCGATTGCCCTCTGCTTTGCCGCCGCGTCCTCCGGAGCGACCTGGACCCCCGAGCCTTCTAGCGTGGTCCGGTTGGCCTTATTCCGCATTTGGGTAAGAACAGCCCGGATACCCGGGATGTTATCACTTTCGATAACATCCTGCATACGTTGGCGAGTATCCTGGGGCAGATCGGTACGCGCATCCAGCAATTTCTGGGCAGCGTCCTTCCCTGGCACCACTTTTGCTGGGGCCTCCTGCGCCGCCGGTTCGCCCATGCCCATATCTACAACAGGCCGCACCCGGTTCGCCGGCTGCACGCTGGTAGGCTTGGTTTGAAGCGGAATAGTATCAGCAGCGGCGCGAGCCTCGGCTTCTTGTCGTGCTTGCACCCTTAGTGCCGCCTTGGTTGGCCCAGCTTCAATCGCTGCCTGGGCCGCTGGCGGCGCGGTTTCACCCGTTCGCAGGCCGTCCATGGTTTTTTGATAGGCAGCTGGGTCATAACCCTTCTGTTTCAACCAGTCGTTCTCTGATGGAATGCCGACCTTATTGGTGGCGTCGTCAAGGCTGAGCCCCTTTTCCGTACCTAACTGTGTAGCGCGTTCACGCACGGCCAGGGGTTCTGCCGGGTTCAAGGTCTTATCGCCTACCTGGATGCTCTCTGGCACCTTGGCGGATAGTTGCAAGGTCTTACCGTCCGGGCTCATTTGGCTAAGCTTGTCGCCAAGGTCCGCGGTTTCGACCCTGAGACCTTGTAAATGCGGATCGGTCCATTGAACCGTTCGCAAATTGGGGTTCGTAGCTGGCGCGGCGGCCCGTTCAGGAGCAGCTTCTTCCGCAGGCGTAAGAGGTTGGTCGTGTCCGGCCTGTTTAGCCTTGATGTTTTGCAACGCTTCGGCTTGGGCTTTTGCATCAGTGGTTGCTGCAATGTCCTGAGCGTGTTGTGCGTCAAGCGTAGGCAGGCGATCTGAAATTGGGGATTGACCAGCCGGCGGGGGTTCAGCCGCCGGCGCTGGCATTTGCTCAGCCGCCCGGGCCGCTGCCTCCATGTCAACTCCAGGCTTACGTTGTGTCGTAATAGATGGCTTATCGCCGCTTGGTGGCTTCAAGGCAGAAGCTTCAAGGGACTTGTCAAGAACCCCCAAGGTTGCTTCGTCTAGCCCGGTGGCTGGATCGAGGGTTGCCATGGACTTAGAGCCTTCAGTAGGCTCAGGTTTCTTGGCATATGTACCCTTGTTACCTTGGTCACGTATAGGTGGGCTGGTGTCATTGCCCACGTCCGCAGTTTGGGATGGTGGAGGCGGACTTTCAGACACTCCAATAGCGGCCCGCGGCGGTACAGAGAACCGTTCACCTAGCGCAGCCAGTGGCTTCCCAATGCCCCAGGGCTTGTCCGTAAGCCCCATCACGGCGGCATTGGCAGCGACTTCTGTCGGATCAATGTGCCCAGTTTGAGCCTCTTGCTGCAACGCCGAGAACCCGGCACCAGCAGCGGCCATAGGCAGGCGGGTCTTCAACGCGAGTTGCATACTGGGCCGGCCTGTGGCAAGCCACGGTAAGACGCCGCCAACCACATCAGACGTGGGGTTTGCTTCCTTGTTTGCTTCTAGTTGAGCGCTTTCGTCAACCCCCAAGGCCGTTTGGATAAGGTTCGATGCCTTTTGTAGGACATAGCCAGCGATGCCACCAGCAGCAAAACCACCAGCAATACCGCCAACAATCGGAGCAGCAGGTGCAAGAGGGCCAAGAAAGGGCGCAGCAGCCAGACCCCATTCTGTACCTTGCGCCGCGCCAGCCACCATCGCTGGAATTGAGCCAAAAGCCGCAGGGGCTTCATGAAGGCCACGTCGCAGGGCGGTTTCGGTTTCACCTTGGGCTGGTGGTAGGGCACTATATGCTCCGCTGTTGGCCTCATCGGCACTAATGGCTTGTGGGGCCGGCGCAGCAGGCGGCGGGGTGGCGCTATAGTCCCCCTTATTCGCTTCATCGGCGCTAATAGCTTGCGGGGCTGGTGCCGGCGGGGCAGCGGTATAGTCTCCGCTGTTGGCGTCGTCGGCGCTAATAGGCTGAGGGGCGGATACAGCAGGCGGCGGGGTGGCGCTATAGCCCCCATTATTCGCTTCATCCACGCTGACAATTGGAAGCTGGGGGTCCGCCACGGCCTATCCCTCTTATTGGATAATGTGGGGGTTACCCTGTTTATCATATACTGTTTGCCCGCTGGTGAACCGCCCAGCTGGTGCTGCGCCTGTAGCTGACTGTGGCGCTTGCGGGGCCTGTGGCGCTTGCGGGGCCTGTGGCGCTTGCGGGGCCTGTGGCGCTTGCGGCGCTTGCGGCTGCTGACCTTGCGGCGGCTGTGTTTGCAGGGCCCGCGCGGTTATATTATCCGACAGCTGCTGCTGAACAGGGGTTAGTTTGTTACCAGCCATAGCGTCGGAAGTAAGCAACTTGATTGCACCACTTTGTTCGTGCCAATATTGGTCATTTTGGGCCCGCGTGTAAATGCCCAGCAGTTGGGCCTTTGTTTGGGCATCCCAATGCGAGGACTCGGCATCGGTGCGGTATCTACTGGAAGCCGCTCGCTTGTCATCAGACTCCGACTTGGCCTTAGCTTTCGCGGCTTCGTCCGCAGTCTTGGTTGCGCTTTCCTCCCGAGTAGCCCGTTGCTTTTGTAAAAAGTCAAGCCGATCCGAAGAGTCCACCATTGGCCACCGCGCTTTCGCATATGCGATTTCTTGAGGGGTGTTCCCAGATGCCTTTTGGTAGTCGAACATAGAACCTGCCTGCTGGGTTCCCGCGCCGCCAGGCTGGGCCGCAGGGGCCGGGTGGTCTATGCCTGGGCCAAGGGGGTTAGCCGCGGAGCCAGCCGCGGGAGGTTGCTGGGGGGCCGCACCTCCTTGCTGGGCCTGCGCGTTGCTGGCTTGCTGTGGGGGCGTACCTGGGGTTTTGGCGATATCGGCCAGAACGGCTGGGCCTTTATGGGCATAAACAGCGTCAAACTGCCCCTTCGTGCCTATGTTCACCCAATCGTTCATTTGAGCCGGCGTCAGGTCAATATGATCTGCCTGAACCCGCATCGTTTGCTCGTCCCCCCCTGCCGCTTTTCCTGGTTCAATGTCAGCCCGATACCCGTTATTTATACGAGAAAATTTAATGCTTGAGCCATCTGGCATATGGGGGTATGCAGCATTGGCATGCTCGACCACTGCATCGGGGTCCGGTGGCTTCCCGTTTGCGCCGTTAAGCGCCGCTCGCGCTGAGTTCTGTTCATGGTCCCAGATTTTACGATAGTACTGGTTAACACCAAAAGCCGCTTGAGGACCATCCTTTTCCATAGCCGCTTTAACCGCGGCCACATTGCGCTCATTCACGGGCAAACTGTTCTGGGGGTCGCCCGCGTTCTTATATTTCTCGACGGTTTGGGCGGATAGCGCGCCTTTACCTTTAAGGTAGTCCTGCATCGACAAGCCGCCATTTCCTCCTTGATCCCCCGCCGGGTTGCCTGGCGCGGGTTGTGGCTGCTGCTGTGGCTGCTGGTCAGTAGGAATAGCGCCGGTGGGCGCAGGAGGCATAGGGCCAGGATCACTATCAGACCCATTCGCCGGGTCTTGATCGTCAGGAACAGCGCCGCCTGCGTCATAGGACTTCGTTCCGACATTCCCAGTATCTGTTGGGAGAACTGGCCCACCGGTGGCAAGGGATTGGTTACCTGTGTCGGCCTGGGAGGACTGACCACCACCCGGCAAGTAGTCACGCGGATCAAAAGGTTTCGGCTGCGGCGGTGGCAAGGTGCCGGGCTTCGGCGGAATTGGCCGTGGTGCGTTCTGATTGTCGGCCACGTTCAATGGAATAGCGGGCGTTTTCGTTGGGAAGGGGTTAGGGTTCGGCTGATCACCACCGGGGCCCGCTGGCTTTGCCGGAATGTTTCCAGCCTGCTGCCCCGTGCCCATGACCAATTGCCGGCCATAGGCCATTGCAGCATCAACCGCGTCACTACCGTTCCCGCCCTGGTCGCTCCCTGGATCGGGCTGATCGGCGTCATCGGGAATAGCGCCGCCGGCGTCATAACTTCTGACCTTCGAGCCTTTGCCGTACGTACCCTTGTTACCTTTGTCCCGCGTTGGGGGGTCCGTATTATTGCCTACGTCTGCCGTTTGCGATGGCGGCGGTTCACTCTCCGAGACGCCTATCGTTCCCACCTTTGGGTCCCACGCCTGTTTGGCTTGGTCAGATGCTTTATAATTTTTTAGATTTGGTTGGGCAAAGCGTGGCATGTCTTATCCCATCGCCGGTTGTGTTTGGCCACTAGGGGGAGAGCCCTGCGCCGGGGCCGATAACCGGGCCTTACGCGCCGTGGCAATTAACTTCTGAAAGAACTCTTGCCCCTTCCACAGGGCCACGTCCTTGGGCACCACAAACTCGTTGGCATTCACGTTGGCATGGATATCATCGGTCTGCTGGCCATTGCTAGGACTGGCACTGGGGGGCGCTATACCCCCCTGTTGGAGGTTGATCGCGCCGCCCACCGCGCCACCTTGAGCGAAGCCGGTATAACTATTCGTAGGATCGCCCGCGCTATCGCCCCACCCACTACCGGCGTCCCCGCTCGGTGCGCTGCCATCATAGGAGGGATCAAACACGCCCCCGGTATTAGTGGCACCAGGAGTGTAGGTATCTCCGGTACTATAGCCGCCATATAGGCCTGCATAGGGGTCCGTTGCGCCACCACTGTAAATGCTCGTATCCGTAGGATTGGTCGATCCCGGCCCGATTACAGAGTTGGATGGGTCGCTGAATGGGTTCGTTGGCCCGGGATTAGCTCCTACCATTGATGGGTCCCAGACCGAGTTATCTACCGTACCGTAGGACCCGGAATTGGCTGGTGCGCTGGCACTACTTGAGTTAGGAGAAGATGGCGGAAGCCGCGACAACCCGCTGCTATAACTACCCGTTACGGGGGCTGGCGAGCCACCGCCGGTGCCAGCGACCGTTGGCATGGTGTAGGGTACGCTGCTGCTGAGTCCTTTATTTATAGCAGCGGTATTGGTTGCCTGCATACTGGCAAGATTGGCCGCGTTTATAGCCTGGTCGTTCGCTGCCATAGCATTATTCGCAGCAAGGCTGGGGTTCGTTATATTAGTGTTCACGGCAGGGTTATACATCGGCGGATATTTGATACTTGCCGCGGTTTGCAGGGCCTGGTTACCCACTTGCGCGCTCTGGATAGCCGAGTTCGCTACTTGCTGCTGTAGGCCCAACCCCGCCGCCCGGGTCTGTAGGACGGCGTCGTTCGCTGCCCCTGCCTGGGTTGCCGCGGTCCGGCCCCGCTCGGCGCTATCCAGCTCGGCATAACGGCCACTGGAGGGGTCAATGCCGAAGGCCTGAAGGTCCTTGAGGGAATTGGTGCGCTGGGCTTCCCCGGCCTGCGCTGCCCCGGAGGACGCCATGCCAGCTACCTGGGTCTGATAGCCTGGGCTTAAGTCTTGTCCAGCCGCCGAAGATATAGAGTTTTCAGCAGGTTGGAAGTTACTATCATAGTTGGCGTAGGCTGTATTAGCATAGCCTTGCGCCTGGCTACCAACTTGCTGTAAAAAGGCAGCTAGACTGGGGTCGTCGGGGATCATGGATAGCCCTCAATAGTAAATGCCCCCCTACTTCTAATGAATTAGGGTAAAGATTGAGTTACCCGAGCGTGGGGGGCTTGGGGCTCAATGGTCCCGTTTTTTTCGGGTCCGGGTTTGTCACCAAGTTCCGCGGTGGGGTCTGGAGGGGGGTTGTACCAATCCGGTCATAAAACTGGATAGCCCGCTGCAACTGGGCGACCCCCTCTGGTGGGAAGGTTGGATTGGTTAAGGCTTTAATTGCGCCAGCGCGGTCAAATGGCATAAGGGGGCCCCCGGTTAGCTTTGGTGGGTATAGGCACATCCCCCGTGGTATCCCATAGCTTTGGGTCCAATTGGCCCCCGGCTATATTAACGGCATAGGCAGGGTGGAATGCCCACAAGGTATAGCCATAATTGGCTGTTCCGCCAGCTGTACCAGAGGGATATATGGATTGACCTTGCCACCATCCAGCCGGCGGTAGACCCGCCGCGAAGTCCTGAATGTCTACGTTATAGTCCCAGCGGCCAATGACCCCATCCGTAGTGACTGGGCCATCTACCATTTTAATAGGGAATTTCCAGTCCTGGTTAGGGCCCGGGTATGATGCATTGATCGCAACCTCATATGGTGCTCCCGTGATAGCATCGCGCCATTCTGCAAAGAATAATGGCGAAACCGACCAATTCATCGCTACTTCGCCTTTATTATAGGCATTAGTTGTGTCGTTCCATGCCTTGAGGAACTTTGGCGCTATGGTGTCCTGTACCTTTTGCGTCGGCATTAGGTAGATTTTTTGACCGGGGTTGAGTGGGTCTAGTTTCCATGGCTGTTCCTTGTCCAGCGCCATAATTTGCCAGATATTCGGACGGAAGCCACCATAGCCACTGCTCGGGTCGAAGTACCGATGCTGTGGCGGTTGCAGGAAATTCAACTTGGTGCAGCTCCCCCCACTGTTTACGTAGGCGTCCCACGCGGCGTCGTTAAGGCTTTTGAACCCATACGGAGCTAGTAGAGCGCCATTTGGCATGACGCCATGAGCGCTAGCCTCCCCTATCCGCGGCAAGCGTAAATAGTTGCCGGGGACGGGTGGCGGGTAATAGTCAGTACCGAAGGGTTCACCTGTGCAATAGGGTTCTTCGCAGTAAGGGAAGCCGCGCAGTGCCGTGTATGGGTCTCCAATATGCCCATCATACGATATACTGCTCCATTCATAAGGCTGTGTGATCGGCGTATATGCCCACCACGGGCCGCCCTTACTGGGAAAGTTGAGGTCCACGATGGTATCCAGCCAGCCGCCGGCATAGCCGGTGCTTGGGTCCTGATCTATTATCAGGTCTTGATCGGGAAAGGCGTCTATATAGGTAACCATTATCGGTTCCAGGTCCACAGTTCGCCCGTGACGCTGTCCTTAAAGGTCATCGTGTTGATCTGCAAGAACTCGACCCACACCGTAGGGTCTTGTTTGCTATAGACCTTTTGTAGCACTGTGACCCGTAACAGGGGTTGTTCAACGAACCTTCCCTGGTTTGCTTTATTTGCTTGGTTTTTACTCGCTATTGGTGGCTGCCGGTTCGCTTGGGCATTAGCGAGCGCTTTATTGGTCGCGGTTATACGATTGGTTAACAGATTATAGCCGTGCGTGAGGGCCTGCACGGCAACGATGAGGCTGTCCACATCCTTCACCAGCGGAATAGACGGCGTTCTGTTGACAGTTGGCTGCGTATTAGGCATTAGACGCTCCCGAGTTCACGCGCCGAGGTTGCCACTTGAAGGTTTGTGATAAGTACTTGGCCACTAATTTCCCACTGCCATTGTTCCGCCTTGAACCCGGAAAGAACGCGAAGCATTTCTCCGCTGTTTTGGGCTTCCCGACACGTCACTAGATCGCCATCAGCGTACACACGGATGATCGCATACTGGTTCGTACCCAAGGTATTCCAGCTAGGATCGCTAGCCGCTGCCGTATTGCGTACCCCTGGAGCAGGAGTACCAGTCGGTACGGTAAAGAACAACTTCATTGCCTCGAAGTTTGCCTTCGACGGCTGCTGATAAATCTTTGACCGCCAGGTGTAGGGCATCATGACCGGGGCTTGGTCGGTAAAGTCGTAGTAATATTGGCCCCCGTTCTGGATCAGCATGCCTACCCCGGTCCATGGGTCGGCTTGAACATTATAGATATCCTGAGCGTTTGGGGCCGTCATCTTGTTGAACCCCAACCTATGGCCGCCTGGTTGAGGCCAGATCGTAAAGCCGGTCGCATCGTTCAGCAGCTGTATCGTATAGCCCTGTTGGGCGACCGAATGATCAGCCCCTTGCACCGTTCCAAAGGCAAAATAGCAACCCGCAAGAGAGATGGCCGCGGTGCCCTTTGCCATTGACAAAGCCGCCCATTTTTCGCGGGTGATCCAAGTTTCTGTCAAGTTCTCGCCAACCCCATACCCCGTAACCATCATTAGCCCATTCGGGCTGGTGTAATAGACTGCTGCGGGGGTACTCACTATTGACGCCCGCGAGTTGCATGGTTCAGGCAGTAACACCTTGGCCTGTGTCATGCTGTCGGGGGTCAAACCCGTTGCTATATAAGGGGTTCCGTTAGTTACAGCAATCAACGAATTACCACTTACCCCCAAGCCAACGATAGGAAACTCGGTCGTCATCACATAGCCTGGAGGCCACGCATGAGGGCGGTATGGCTCGCAGAACCATATCTCGTTATTCATCCACCCCGCTATCATGCCGTTCGGCATGGACACGAACCCCTCCAGACCTTCCGGCGGTTTGAACCAGGTCGCGCTTGGCAGGATCGTATTCAGCGAGATGGTCAGATCATCATTCGAGTCGGCAAAAGTGGCTTGAGTGATAGGGAAATCACCCCAGTTAGCCGGTTCCGTCTGCCCTATGGGGGCTATAGGCGTGACCTGGAAATAGTTCGTTTGGCCAGCGACTGCGGTTATGGTACGATAAATCCGCTCAAGCGTAATATTCCGAAGTATCCCTAAATCTTCCGGTGGCGGTGGAAACATGCCAATCTCCCACTGGCCGTTCGACCAGCCTGTTTGGACAGTGGGTGGGCTTGGTGGGCTCTCTTCCTCGTAGGCAGAGACCCAAGTATATACATAGGCTCTTGTCTCTATTGTTGCCCCCGTAAGGGTGTCAATCCACATCTGAAGATCGGGGATTGGTGTAGACGTTGGGCCAGTCGCGCCCACAACTGCCGTGGTGGTAGTTGGAACCGCCGCTGCCCATGGGTTCGCGGTATACGCCCCAGGCACGCCATAGTCCTGAATTATCATGCCAGCGGCTGGCATGGTGGGATCGCCGTTTGGTATAAGAACCTGGATGGCCGTATCACCAATACCGGCAGGGGCGGTAGTAGTTAGGAAGAAGGTATCGCCTAGAGGGCCAACTTGGAACACGGACCCTGTTGGTACCGCAGAAACGAGGGGACTACCAGAAAATTCAATCGTAGCTGGATATCCATATAGGGGTGGGCCTGTAAAGGCTCCAATACTAACCCCGGATACGGTTACCGCCGCGGGGCCTAAAGATGATGGCGCTCCAACAGCATATGTCTGGGAGAAGGATAACATACCAGCGTTATCCAAGTTGTCGGCTAACTGGATTGGAACTGCGTCTTCTATCTGGAAGCCGGCCCAATAGACGGTCTCCGGGTTAAGGGTGACTGGCGTTGGGAATGTGCTTGTAATTGCCGTGCCGGCCTCGCAGCCAGCTATGGATGACCCAGTCGCAAGGAGAACACCCGGTGTGCTAGGACCAGTCGCCCCTGTTGGGCCGGTCGCGCCGGGGGTATTGGCAGCGTCGGCGTACAGCACTCCGGTAAAAGACGGAGCCCCTGTGACACCAGCTACGTTATTGTTGGTCCCATCGGCAGTGCCCGCGGGCATAATATCAACGTCTACAACGGTGACACCTGTGCCAGTTGTCCCAAACGAAAACACCACTAGGGTATTCGAGCCAGGCGTGAATGTATTGGCAGTGATAGAGGTAGGATAGCCCGATGGCCCTGTCGGGCCGCCCGCGGTAACAGAGACAGTTGGGGCAATTTCGGGGGGGTTCAGGCCAAGGAGGAATGGTGCGTTGGGGCCAGTCGGACCCGCAGCGATACGCTTATAGGTGTTATAGTTTGGCGCGACGGTAGGACTTGCGACATAGATACGGTTGTACTGATCATCAACAATTGGCGAACGAAGGACAGTCGTGTACTGATCACGGAACTCCAGCCACGTCGCCGGACTGGTAATATCGGTAGTAAAGGTCGGGTTGGTGCCACCGGTAAAGGTGACGCTATTAAAACTCAGTCGAGCGCCGCCGGTGCTTTCGGTGGACTGAAGCGTGTTGTAGGCTACCCCATAGTCAGTTGCGGTCACGACAATGGTGGACCCTACTATCGAGGTCTCCCCGGGTTCCTGCGACAAGTCCAGGTTTTGGTAGGTATCTAGGGTGTAGGAAGCAGCGGCCAGGGCCGCGATATCCGCAGTGGGGTCGATCCCAATAACCAGCGCGGCCAGCAAGTTGGCCATCGTTGTGGCCAGTGTGCCCCCGATACCAACTGTAAAGCCCGGCGTAGTGGCATTGCCAAAGGTGTAAACAAGCTCCCCGAGTTGAATAAAATCTCCAACATTTGGCTGGGTGATAAACGTCAGGATCGACGTGGCCTTCGCCTGGGTCAGCGTCGGCACCCGAAAGGCGGCGGTCGCAAGGGGATCGTTGAGTGTTCTCAGTAGCTTAGGTGTCCGCCAGCCCTGAAGCGCACCGCTAAATAGATAACAGTTTTCAGCACTGGCGGCCTGACTGACCGGCAAATTGGTGTCGTCCCACGCAGGCAACATGCCGCCCATTTTTTCAATTTTTAACGCCGGCATAGGGAGACTCTCCTAGATGTGTCACCCTACGGCTGATTTGTTAGCAATTACTTAAGGGTCTGGCTGGCAATCGCTGGGTCCTTGGAACCCATCTTTGGGGTGAAGTCTCCTGGCCGATGGACGGGGGTGTTAATTGGGGCATGGGGATCGGGCGGCGGGAGGACCCGTAGCCGTTCCTGTTCCTCGAAATAGGCCGTACGCTTAGCGCCGGCTTCCATTTCAAGCCGGGTCTTTTCCGCCTGTCGCTCCGTGATCTGCGGGACAAAAGGCTCGGGCTTAGGCTGGTTGCGGGCCGCCAGGACCTGCTTCTCCAGTTCGGGGAACGACAGACCAGCCGGGCGCAGTACCGGGCTCTTGGGCGCTTCGTTCACGTCCTGTACCGGTATCTCGACTGGCTTGTCAGGTACTGGCTTTACTTTGGGCTTGTTCTTGCCCCGCGGTTTGCGCGGCTTCTTGACCGGTGCCGTGAGGGGTTCCTCGACCTCTGGTGGGATTTCCGTTGGTAGCTGATCCGTTGGCATTGGTATCTCCTTTGAAGAGGGATGAATTAGCCCCCTGGAACGCTATTGACGTACCAGGGGTAGATTTGGTTGTCACGCCTTGATGGGGCCGGCGCGGACGCTTCTTCAGTAACGCACCCATCGTAGGTAGGGAAGGATGCCGAGACACTTACTTTCCCTTACTCATACCCGAAAGGGTAAGGCCCAACCGGGCCCGTTCCCCACTGGTTCCAGAGTCGCCACGGTGTTTTTGCATGTACTCCTGCGTAGACATGCCAGCCCGCGCCGCGGCCTTCTTTTCGACGCCGGGGTGCTTGATAGCCCCCTTGATCCATTTCTTAGCCATGGGACCTCACTTGTATTTTGGGCAGTTCAGCTTTCGTCCAATCTCGTTTCTAGCATGAATATCCAAGGAAAGCAAGTAGGCGGCATACCGCTGGCTCATTACGTTCTTGGTATTATACTTAATGGGGCCTACCAAGGCCCGGCAGATGGGGGCGATGGAGCTAGGCGGCAGGTCCGCCACATCACACCCGGCAAGCAGGTTGAGTGCGGTGATTACGATGGCTATTCTCCGCATGTCAATTCCTCGGGTTGTCCCAGCGGTCCCTAGGGGACTTCCGCGGGATTGGTTTGTGACCCTTTTTCGTGTATTTTTGTGGCTGTGGCTTGTTTTGTGGGCTGTTAACCACGGTATCCACCACGCTGTTAACGTGGTTAACTATCACCATCTGCTGGGCTTTATGGTGCAAAGCGGTGTCTTTCGCCCCCACATACATGCCAGCCAAGAACAAGGCCACCAAGGCCGCGGCGATAATGAAGTCCTTACGGAGGGGCGCAAGCGCATTGGCAATCCCTAGTCCAATCACAGGAATACCAGCGATCAGCGTCGTGCCAAAGGCGCACAATAGGCAGATGATGATCAGGGCAACGCCAGCCCCCCAGTGCCAAATTGTAGCCCATGCGCCGGCAAGAAGGTGATGGATTATAAACATATCACTTCTCCATGAACCAGCCCGTGACTCGCTGCCAAAGGGTAAGTTGGGGCGCAGATGCAGGTTGTGGCCTGGTTATAGGTTGTACTTTAACAGGCTGCGGCCTGGTTATAGGTTGTACTTTAACCGGCTGCGGCCTGATTATAGGGGGTGCCTTATCAAGGGGTACCTCAATGTGCTGGGCAAGTGGCGTCACGGGGCCAGCTGCAATCACAGCGCCGGGGTTGTTCGCGTCCAACAGACAGAGTTTACGCTCGGCAACGCGGCGGGTTTCGAGGCCCTTGATAACCTTCCCGTTGGCGCGGTCGTACAGCAGGAGGGCATTACAGCCTCCTTCCACGTCGCCGGCGTTTAACTTGCGGGCCACGCTTGACTTGCAGAGAGCGCCGCCGCCTACATTGTAGCCAAACGAGAAAATAGCCGCGTGCCGGTAGTCTGGCAGGGGGACCGTAATACAGCGCTCGACTTGCTTCTCGTAGCGCGGAATATCCGTGGCCAGCATGTCAGCGCATTGGATTTTGGTGTAGCGGTCGCCAATATGCACGCCCTCAATATGGCCAGTGCAAACCGTATTAACCCTGGGTGGGTCGATCCGGTCATGATATCCGACCAGCACCGTGCCCTCAAACAGCATCAGGAGGGACACCACTATAGGGACATAGCCACTCCCGCGTACTGGAGCAGCGCCGGCTGGCATAGGGGGAGGGGTATCACTCACAGATTGGTACTCCGTTGGTTCATGAGGCGTGCGACCCAGGCCGCCCCGACGATGACTAAACACAACAACGCAAACAGACGTGGCGGAACCCAGGTAATGAAGGCTGGCACAGCCATTTCCGCAGCCGACAACAACATAACGATGGCACTGAGCCGGATAGACCACAACTTGTGGAACTCGCGCCAATTCGGGTCAAACCATAGGACCTGCTTCTGTCGCGCCGTCTCAACGCCAACTTGCACCGGCGCGGTCTCAACGACGCGCGCCGGTGCTACTTCTAAGACCGTTGGACCTTCAACCATTCTGTTCCTTACAGCTTTTTGAACTCAGCCTCGATTTCGCCCTCGATCTTGCGAAGGAAGGTCGGAATAGGGCCGAATGTCGGACCTGTCACACCGGTCGGCGCGACTGCACCGGTAGAGCCAACAACGCCAGTCGGGCCAGTCAGACCTAAAAGAACAGCAACCGCAGGACCCCCCGCAGCGGGAGGAACAGCAGCTGGGGTGCCAGCCAAAGTGACCGCAACAGCCGCCGCAGGCGTACCAGGCACCTGAACAGGGTTAACCGCCTGTGGGTTCGGGCCTGGGACCTGTGAACCAAACTCAGACGCAACCCCGCCGGTCTCTATATGACGCTTATAAGCTTCAGCAGTGCGAGCGCCGGCAGCGATTTCCTCGGCAGTCTTTTCAGCTAGGTTTGCCATGATAGCTCCTTATGGTGCGATGACATTAAAGTTGATGGTGTCGTTCTTGACTTCACCAAGCGTATCGCCAATCTGAAGCGAAACAGTTAAGGCTTCGTTTAGCGATCCGCCGGTCAGGAAGAAGATAAGCGTCGTCGCGGTGGTCGATACCGTGTCCACCGTAGTGTCCGTGGACGTAGTGCTGGCGGTCCCGGTCGCTATGGTTGCACCCGGGCTAAGCCATTGAGAATAATCGACAACCCACCTGCGGCGGTTGCCTACTGTGTGTGGTCGTGTTGCGAGCAACATGAGAACCTCCTAATGCTATTTTAACCTGGTTAAACACTTCGGTCCAATGTCCGAACTCTGGCTGGCGGAATAGCCTCATACTGTCATAATAGGGCGTCGTCGGGCCATCTATCGCATAGAGATAATATGGCATGATCGGTATAACGACCCAAGTCTCTACCCCCATCGCGGCTGATAGGTGACTAACTGACGTACAGGAGCTTATCACCAGATCGCAAGAAGCGATAGCGTTGCGCGTATCTTCCCAAGTGCGCAGCGGAACCTCTCGCACCCAAGGTGGCCGATGCTCGGTGCCTTCATCGCGCTGTAACGAGATAAAGTCGGCGTCGGCATCCTTCACTGCATCGAAGAAAACATCGTGCGGGAACAGCTTGTGGTGGTCATTCTCGAAACGCGAATTGCCTTGCCAGCGCAGCCCTATCCGCTTCTTGCGCCCCTTAATAGCGGCAGGTTTGCGGATATAGGGCTTGCCGCTCAAGTCCTCTAGTTCAAGACCAAGAGGCACCGGAGCCGACATGCCATCAACCCAAAAATCATGGTAGACGCCGAAAGCGGCCTCGCGTTGGATGACAGCCGACACCCCCTCGACATCCGTAAAGAGAGAGGCCAGAGGTCCGGCGCAGGCGACGATAACCTTGCAGCCTTTCGTCGCTATGTTCTTGGCGTAGCGCACCTGATGGATTTGATCGCCAAGGCCACCACCCAATGCGAGCAACGCCGTTCCCTTGCGGATGCCGTCCCATTCTTCGGTCGGCGCATCGGGGCGATAGAACTTTTCGTTGAAGAAACGCCCTCGGTTTAACAGGCGATAGCCTTCCTGTATCTTGCCCATACGCAGCACATAATGCGCCCGGTTAAACGCCGCCTTGTGATTGTTTGGTTCCTCGATTTCGAGTTTCTGTGCAATACGCCAGCCTTCGGCAAAATCACCAACAGTCGCGGCGGCTAGTTGCAGATCAAGATCGTGGATCGGCGGAATGGTTCGTGGCTTGTCGAGCCAGAACTCCGGTTGGCAAAAGCTGACATAGTGGTGGTTCAGAACATCTTTCGGATCATCGGTGTGCTGACGTTCAAGCTTTGGCTTGATGGCGTGCATCCCGGCATAACCGTGCTGGTTTTCATCATCTTCCTCGACCGACTTGCCGTCGATGGCTTCTAGATCGTACTTAAACGATGGAAGTTTCAGAAACTCGTGAACCCGATCAAGCTGCACCTTTGGGTTCGCTATCAGGTCGTCGTACTCGACCATCAAGAAGCATTCCGGCATAAAACAATAACCGTCTTGCAGGGAAATGTACGCGGCTTTCAGGTGATCCAGCAACTGCCCAGATTGCACGAAGGCGTCGAGATCATCCGGCTTGGCGATACGAACAAATGAGGCCGCGCAGTCCGGCACAGAGCGAACCGTCGCTATGATCTTCGGCGGATGTTTTAACACCATGCCCATCGCATGCATGATCTGTGCGATAGGCCAGCCGCGGGATTTGTCGAGGACAGTAGGCTTTTCAACATCTTCGTAAAAAGCATCAACCATACCGCGCATGACTCTGGCAAGTTGTTCGCGCGCTGGATCGTTGGCATTCAGCAATGCGGCTTGTGCCCAAGTATTTGCTACGCCGTCGAGAGCGTGAACAAGGCCGGACGTGGTGCTGACATGAATTGACGGATGCTGATTAAGGATGGCCGCCAGCACCGTCGAGCCTGAACGTGGAATGCCTGAAAGAAAATGCAGGTTCTTGTTCATGTGTGTCTAGCAATCGTGTGATAGAAGCCGCACGCGACATTTGACCAAGTTGTCAAAGCGCCGACTTGCTTGGGAGAATAATAATTGGTGGCGTTGCCGAGGCCGAGTTGGCCGAAGGAGTTGTGGCC